TGAGATACCTTATGTTGTAAACGATTTTGTCTCAGCAATAATAACTGCAATATCTTCTAGCCAAGTTGCAACGCAAATAGTTTTAGGAATTATTCTTACAGTTGTTTCTGTTTTATTACAACCAAAACCTAGAGCACCAAAAACTCCTCCTAGTCTTACAACTGCTGGTCAAACAGGTCCAAAAAGATTTGCACCACAGACAGGTTTTAATTCAGTACAGGAACTTGCAAAATTAGGTGAAATTATACCTTTAGTATTTACAAAACAAGAAACTGAAGTTAATGGAGATTCAAAAATATATTATGGTGGTGTTCGTGTTAATACAAGGCTTTTATGGTCACAAATGTTGAGCCTTGGTTCAGGGCAACAACTAAAAGCTTTATTTATGATTGGCCTTGGTGATCTTGCATCTAAACCTGATTTTGCAGGTTATGCAATAGGAGACTTGTTACTAAAAAATTATATAAATAAAAAATTAGCTTTATATATAATGACAGATGGTGGAAGGCCGCAAGAAGGACCAGAAAAGTATAGTGAAGGTACTTTAGAGCCTCAAGTGGATCGAAATGGTAGTCAATTTTCAGATATAATGTCTGTTGATTGGGACCAGACTCCCCCAGGAGCAACAGATACTATCGTAAGCGGAACAAGAGCACCTAACACGCAGACACAATTCGGTGTATATTCACCAATGCCAAACTCGATGAGGTATAGAGTTGCTTATGAATTAGTTTTAAAACAAAAAAATTTAAAAGATAATAATAAAAGAGATATAGATACAAAAAGAAGAAAACTTAGAACAAGTTTTCCAAGGTATGCCTCAATATTAAAATATGACGGCAGTGAAACAAATAGAAATAGTTTTATAGCTCAAAAAAACAAAGATATACAATATACCATTGGAGATATGGATACCGAAACAGAGTTTGGAGAAGATTTTGACCCTTGGGGTGTAGAAGATATTAAATCTGCTGTCGATGCTTCAAGAGAAGAATCAGATGATGCAATTCAAGTAGGTGAATCTTATTTAATAGGATCAGCTTTAGCTGTTTGTATTAGTAAAAGCAGACCAATATGGACATCAAAACACTATCAAGATTGCGTTTTTAGAGTTGATGAACCTGGTAAAATTGATGTGCGAGGTGGAACGGCAGGGTTAAAAGGTGCTCACAAAGGTTATCAGTTATTGACTATACAAAAATGTGCGATAGGAACTATTAGTAATAGTAAAGCTTGTGATGTAACAGAGATAGGTTTAAAATCAAAAGTCTTTAAACAGGTAACAAGTTTTCCTAATGTAAATAGCCATCCTGGTGCTGTTGGTACGAATACAGTAGATGCTGATAATACAGATGGAGTTGTAAAAAGATATAACGAAGATGATGGGAATATATCTCTTGGAGGAATGAGCAAATATCTTACTAGGTATAGTTTTTTTAGATTACAGGCCAGAGAAGCAGGTATTAATGAAGCAGATTGGAATTACATAGATAAAGGAATACCTTTTGGTATTAGAGGTAATTCACCACAACCACAGTATAATTTTATAAGAATTGGTCATTACAGCACTCCACGAAAAGAATTTGAATTTAGGTTTATACCTTTTCCTGGTAATTTAGTAAAAGAAGAATTTATTGATAGAAATAAGCCTATTAGAATTTTAAGTGCTTCTGGTGAGCTACTTAGTTATGATGTCAAACCTAATGACCAAAAGTTTGATGTATTTTTTAAAGGATCTGAAGAAAACTTAAGAAGTGGTGATGCTTCAAATACAGAATGGTTTTTAGGTGATTTACCAACCGCTACAGATGGAGGGAAAATTAATAAATTACTAACAAATACTGATGGTTTTATACCAAGGTCTACAAGATGGATAGAGATAGATAGAAGAACACCCACAGAAAGTCAGGTAACAAGCGGTAGACAAACTGCACTGGTTCACCTTCAAAGTACTGAGGGCAGTGCTTGGCAGTGGGGAAATCAAAAAAATCATCCCTATTGGAATGAATATATCGGCAATAGAAATAGAGCAGTAAATGATCCTTTGAAGCAAGGTTCTAGTATTACAGTAGGCGATCCTTATAAGCAACCTTATATAGATCGTGATGATGGGTTTAGATATGGTGTTGGACCTTTTGTTGTAGAACAAACAAGAAGAAGAAGACCTTTAAAACCAGGAAAATATTATGGAATGATTAAATATGAGATGAAAGAAGCTGATGTAGAACCAGTTGTTTATACAAATCTTGCAACCTCTACAAGCGGTAATGGATCGGGGTTAACTGTTAATTTAAAAGTATATTTAAAAGTAGATTCAAATAATTATGCTGGTGCTAGATGGGAGATAAATGAAAGAGGTAGTGGTTATAAAGATACTGACACTATAAGTATTCCAGCCACAGGTAATTTTCCAGGTATAAATAATATTGATATTGTTACTGATTTTAGTGAGTTTGTATCAGAGCCTTGGCCTGAAGGGAAAAACTTAAATCCCTTTGATGCGATTACAGATTACTACCAATATGATGCAGAACGCAGTAGTCATCAAGACGGACCAGAACATGAAATTGTATATGTAAATGAGCAAAGTAGTACCACTAACGCACCTCAGTATCAGTTTGAGCAAGCTGGTATTGCTAATGTTGCATTACGTCTTAGTAGTTCTAAGGAATGGAATAGTTTTTCTCAATTTTCTGCATACATCAAACAAGGTATAAAAGTTGAAAGATTGATAGATAATACAACTGGTCCGACTAATTTATTTCCCGAAATAGTTTATGCCTTATTAACTGATAGGAAATTTGGATTAGCTGACCTCGTTGGTGTTTCATCTGTTGATAAAGAAAGAATGACAATTGCAGCTAAATTTTGTGAGGCTAATGGATTTTATTGGGACGGAGTTATTACTGATAAACAAAATATAAGAGAGTTTATATATCAAAATGCAATATTTAATTTATTAGATTTTACAATTCTTGGCGGTAAGTTTTCTTTGTATCCTTCAGTACCTTTTGGTTCTAATACATATTTAATTGCAAAAGCAAAAAAACCTACAGTTAGAGCTTTATTTACAGATGGCAATACAAGAAATCTTAAGGTTAGTTTTTTAACTCCTGAAGAACGTCAAAATTTTATAGGCACTGTTTATTTTAGAAAAGAAATACCAAATGGATTTTCCGAAACATTATCAAAAACTTTCACTATAGATACTGATGACGAAAATATTATAGAAGAAAAATTCCCTGTAGAAGTCTTTGATATGTCTGACTTTTGTACTAGCGAAGAACACGCTGAAGCATTTTTAAAACACGCTTTAAAAATAAGAGAAAAAGTAGATCATGGTATAAAGTTTGAAACTACACCACAAGCTGCATTAGGTTTAAAACCTGGTGATTATATAAGATTTATTTCAGAAGCTACTCATACCAGTAGATTTGAAAACGGTGTAATATCTCTTGATGGAGTTGTTCAAAGTGTTGGTAATAATAGTTTGAGTAATGTAAACATTTATCATTGGAAACCTGGAACGCAAGAAGTGGGAGAAGCTGTTTTAAATGTAGTAAATGGTAAAACTACAAATGCTAATTTATATGGATCTGTTTTTACAGTAAAGCAAACAAGTGAATCCAATAGATTATATAAAACTGAATCTATTACATATACAGATGAAGGGTTAATAGAAGTATCAGCAAGTCATGCACCTCTTTTATCTGATGGAACTCTTGCTACAATAAATTATAATGACCAAGATTTTAGGGTTTTATAATGTCAGACATAGTTGATTTTCCAAATATAAAACCTACATCTAGAAGTTATACCCCTGGAAGATACCCACAAGTAGAATTTGTTGCACAAAATGGTGCAAAAACTGTACTTAGATATGGAAATAAAAAAGTAGATGCAAAATTAACTTTAGGATTTACAAATATTACAGATTCACAAGCTAATGAAATTTTAAATTTATATGATGAAGTAAATTCTGATTATGATTTTATACACTTTCCGAGTACAAGTGCTTTAGCTGGTATAAATAATTTAGCTTTAAGAAGAAAATTTGGAGAAAGAGATACATCTGGAAATACTTTGTTAAGATATAGATTTGATGGGCCTCCTACTGTCACAAGTGTTGTGCATGGCAGATCCAATGTTCAATGTAAATTTGTCGCTTGCCTCGATGGGGATTAGAATGTATTTAAAATTAAACTAAAACGATGTCTAAGTTTTATTCAGGCCAAGATGGTGTAATGTTAGCAACAGATGAAAATGGAACTGTTCAACCTACAGACACAGTTGCAAAGGTTCGTTCTTGGTCTTTTACTATTAATACATCTGTTTTAGAAACGGTATCATTAGGTGATTTTGATAGAACAATAATTCCTGGAATAACCAGCACTACTGGATCTGCAAGCATTTATTATTATGCAGAAACTTCTGGAACTCATAATTCAGGACTTTTATCGACCAAGATATTAGACAAAATATTACCAAGATCAGGTAATACTCCAAGTAGTTCAGAGAGGCCAAAGGTAAAATTTAGATTAGAAGTAGACGCAAATCATTTTATAGATATACAAGGTGTAATAACTTCTTTTGCGATGACAAATTCTGTAGGAGAAGTGATGGCAGCAGATGTATCTTTTGAAGCTGATGGTATTCCTAAAGAAAGTCGTTATTAATGTCTATATATTTTGGATCAACAGGCTTTATTGAATTAAAACGTGATGCTTTAAATTCTGAAATATCAACATCTTTAAACCCTGCTGACGTTAATACAACAAAGAAAAGATTTTCGGTAGAAAAGGTTAATGGTTCATTAATTACAGGAGATCAAGTTGAAATAGAAACTACTGATGGAAGTAATTTAGAATTATTATCTGATCATAGTTTTCCTGATCTTCGTAAATATATTCATATTGATGATATGGGTGGGATTAAGTTATATAACACCTTTGCTTCTGCATTAGCTGGTGAAGTTACAGATGCACTTACATTAACTGCACCATCTTCAACAAAAGATATTTTAATACGCACCAGAAATACTAGATTCAGACCACTTGCAAAAATTACTGAATTTGAAATTACGACAACAAGAGATACTATTGATATTACTAATTTAGGACAAGAATTTAGAAAACAGTATGAAAATGGTCTTATATCGGGGCAGGGGACAATACAAACAATATGGCAACATAGGAATTTTCAGAATGATACAAGTGATTTTGCAAGTCCAGAATTTCCTGTTTACCTAAGTCAATTATTGGTACGGATGCAACAGGGAGCAGATTTTGAAGGTAGATTTTATGTTTATCACGATCCAAGTCAAACTACGAATAGTGTTTGGTATCAATCAATGTGCGTTGTTACTAATGTAGCTGTTAATGTGCCTGCAAGTGGTTTAGTAGAAGCACGAATAGAATTTGTTACTAATGGAGAAATAAAATTACATAATGGAGTTCCACCATCATTCTTGTTATTAGAAAGTAGTGATAAGATATTGCAAGAGGATGGAGATGGTATTTTACTTGAAGATCCCTAAAATAAGATTTATGATGTACTTAAAAGTAACTTGACATGGCTGATCTACAGATTACACAATTACCAGAACTAGGTTCAGCCCAACTGCAAGCAACAGATCCAATTGCCCTTGCAGATGTTAGTGCAACAGAAACGAAAAAAATTACTGCAAAAAACTTTGTACAAGGTGCTTTTGGATTAGTAGATGCAGCGTCAATACCAGCTACAGCACTTAGTTATCCTTTATCTGTAGGTCAAATTGTTACTGCAACTTTAGCGGATGGTGCTGTTACTAATGCAAAAATCACAGATGCGACAATAACTGGTGCAAAATTAGTAAATGATACGATCACAGCTACACAGATAGCAGCAAATGCGATAACAGCAAGTGAGCTTGCAGATAATGCTGTAGATACAGCAGCAATAACAAACTTAAATGTAACAACGGTTAAATTAGCAGATACAGCAGTTACAACTGCAAAGATAGCCGATAGTGCTATTACTTTTGCTAAGACTAATTTTAGTGATGGTGATATTCCTGGAGCTAAACTTACTTCTGATTCTGTTACTGCGACTCAAATTGCCAATAATGCTGTAACTGCAAATGAATTAGCTGACAACGCAGTAGACACTGCTGCTATTGCCAGTGCTGCGGTAACAGGTGCAAAAATTGCTTCAAATACTATTACTGCTGGTAATATTGCAGCAAACGCTATTGGATCGTCTGAACTTGCTGATAACGCAGTAGATAGTGGAGCTATCGCAACAAATGCTGTTACGACTGCTAAAATTACAGATTTAAATATAACTACTGATAAATTAGCTGCAAATGCTGTTACTGCTGCCAAAATTGCTAACGATACAATAACTGCTACACAAATAGCTGCTAATGCAGTTGGTTCTAGTGAACTGGCTGATAATGCTGTTGATACGGCAGCTATATTAAATTCTGCTGTTACTGACGGTAAAATCTCAGGTGTCTCAGGTACAAAAATAACAGATGGAACTATAACAGCAGCGAAATTAAATACATCTAATATTGATAGGTCATTAAATGTAGCATCAGGTAATTTAGGAATAAATAATGCAGTAACAGGTGGAGCTTCTGCAAGAAATGGTATTACATATAATAATGAAGGACTTATAACATCCACAGCAGCATTAGTTGCAAGTGATATACCAGAAGCTACAACATCAGCAGTTGGTGGTGTAAGCGTACCATCAGCAGGGGGTTTGGCTGTTACAGCAGCAGGTGCGTTATCTATAAATAATACTGTCACTGGTGCGACTAGATCAGGAATTACTTTTAACGATCAAGGACTAATTACATCAACAACGGCTCTTGTAGCAGGTGATTTACCTTTGGCTACTGCGTCTACAGTTGGTGCTGTATCAATACCAGTTGCCTCTGCTCCTTTAGCAATTTCAGGTACAGGTGTCTTATCTATAGCAAATAGTGGCGTAACAGCAGGTACATATCCAAAAGTTACAGTATCGGCTCAAGGTATTGTTACTTCTGGAACAACTTTAGCTGCTGGTGACATTCCTGATCTTGCTACTACAAAAATTACAACAGGGCAATTTGGCACAAATTTCTTAGCTAATGACTCCATAACAATGGATAAGTTAGCAAACCTATCTACTGGTTTCATACAAGAAGCATCACCTGATATATCTGACTTACCAACAGGTGTATTCTGGTTACAAGAATCTACAGGACAATTAAGAATATTTAACGGTAACAGCTTTTTCTCTGTTGGTTTTGGAAGATTAGCAGAAGAAAACCTTAGATTCTGCGGAACATTTAACGCCTCTAATGGAACAATAGTTACACTTACAGCGTTTGGAACGTCAGCAGGCTTTACTGTAAGCAATGCAATTCCAGCAGGTACATCTTCATTAACTGGTGCTTATTTTGTTTGTGTTACTCCTGGAAATGGAACAGCAGTTGTTCCAAGTACAAGCTTTGATGCAGGTGATTGGTGTTTATGTGTAGGACCAGATAATTGGGACAGGATTGATACTTTATCTGGACCTGGTAGTGTGTCTAGTTTAAATGACTTATCAGACGTTACATTATCTAGTCCTACAACTGGTCAGTTATTAGTATTTCAGGCAAGTGGTCAATTCGCTAATGTTTCAGTAATTAGTGGAGGAACTTACTAAATTCATGTATCCTTTAGTTAAGTCTAGGTAAACTATGTCGATTCAAATTAAATTAAAGAATAGTGTTGTACAGGATAGTACTCCTAGTACATCTGATTTACCTGCTGTCGGAGAGATAGCACTTAACGCAAATATAAATAGTATTGGTGGCTTTATGCGAGCCAGCGATAATAGTATCGTCAAAATATTTGGCCCAGGAAGTTTATCAACACCTACTGCTACAACTACAGTTTCGGGTATATCTGAATTAGCTACAAGTGCTGAAACAACTACTGGAACTGCTACAAATAGAGTCGTAACCCCTGCTGGTTTAAATGCAGTAACAGTTGCAGAACGTACCACATCAAATACTAATTATGTAGCAAAAGCTGGTAGCACGATGACAGGTGTTTTAACAGCAACTGCTGGTAGTAACTCTGCACCTGCTATAAATTTTGGAGATAGTGACAGTGGAATATTTGGTGGAACTAATACTGTCAGCTTGGCTGCTGGAGGAACAACAAGATTAACTGCTGATACTGGTGTTGATATTACTGGTACGTTAGCTGTTACAGGAGCTATAACATCTACAAGTGATCTGACTGTTGCAGAAAAAGTAATTCATGCTGGTGATACAGATACTTTTGTAAGTTTCCCTGCTGCTAATACTGTTTCTGTTGAAACTGGTGGCAGTGAAGCTATAAGAGTTGATAGTTCACAGCGTTTGCTTGTTGGAACGTCTAGTTCAAGGGCTGTAGCTGGATCTACTGCAAGAAGTTTTCAAATTGAAGGCACTGCTGGAGAATCAGCAATTTCTGTAGTAAGAAATAGTAGTAATACATCTGGATCTTCCATAAATTTCGGTAAATCGAGATCCTCTTCAGTTGGTGGAAATACTATTGTTCAATCAGGAGATGTTTTAGGAGCTATTACTTTTGCAGGTGCGGATGGAACGGACATACAAACAAAAGCAACAGAAATTAGAGGAGAAGTAGACGGCACACCTGGAGCTAACGATATGCCAGGTCGTTTGGTATTCGGCACAACGGCTGATGGTGCTGCTACTCCTACAACAAGATTAACAATAGACAGTGCAGGTTTGGTAAAGCTACCTGATAACGGCAAGTTTGTAGCTGGTGCGGGTAATGATCTACAAATTTATCACGATGGAAGCAATAGCTATATAAAAGACGATGGTGCAGGTGCTGTAATTTTACAAACTAATAAATTAGAAATTAAAAATACGGCTGCTGGCGAAGATTTAGCTAAGTTTACTCAAAATGCAGCAGTAGAACTCTATTACGATAACTCTAAAAAGTTTGAGACTGCTGCGGATCGAGTTAATGTTTATGGTCATTTATTTATCCTTGGTGGAAATAATTTATATATACAAAATGGATTTACAGATTCAACAAGCAGAATAAGAAATTCAGGTGGTTCAAATGACTCAAATCTTGAATTTTTAGTAAAAGATGCTGGTACTGAAACCGAAGCATTAGAAATTACTTCTAGTTCTCATATACGCATACCAAATGATAATAAAAAATTAAAATTTGGTGCTGGTGATGATTTAGAAATTTATCACGATGGATCGGACTCATATATTAAAGATGTTGGAACTGGACAATTACTTATACTTACAAATGAATTTAGACTTCAAAACGCTGCTGGTAATGAACAACAAATAGCAGCTAATGAAAATGGAGCAGTAGAGCTATTTTACGATGGCAGTAAAAAGTTTGATACTCTTTCAGATGGAGCAAGAGTTACAGGTAGACTTGTTGTTACAGAAAATTATGAAGCTGATGATAATAAAAAGATAACACTTGGAAATTCTCAAGATCTACAACTTTATCATGATGGAACGAACTCTATAATAAATCATACACTTGGAAGTGGTGCTCTTCGTGTACAAGCAAACGATGTAAGGTTAATGAATAATGCTGGTAATGAGCATTTCTTCGTTGGATTTGCGAATGATTATGCTGGTTTATATTTCGACAACAGTCAAAAGTTAAAGACAAATACAAATGGTGTTCATATTACTGACACTTTAACTTTTGCAAATACTGGAGATAGTATAACTCTTGCTGATAATCAAAATGTTTCCTTTGGAAATGGTGGAGATTTAAAAATTTTTCATAGTGGAAGTCATTCTCAAATTGTACATAGTGGAACAGGCAATGTATTTCTTGATTCGATTGGAGGGAGTGTAAATTTAAGGGCAGGGAATAATGCTGGTGGTGTCCATAGTTCTGTAGTTTGTAATTTAGATGCAGGTGTAGAGCTTTATTTTAACAACAGTAAAAAGTTTGAGACTACCGCAGACGGCATTAGTGTAACTGGTAAAATTATGCCTTCGGCTAATAATACTCATAATATAGGTTCTGCTAGTTTAAGGTTTGTAAACCTCTTCATGTCAAACGCTATAGATATGGGAGATGGTGCAACTATTCAATTTGGAGATGGTGATGACCTTAAAATTCTTCATAATGGTAGTCATTCTATTATCAACAACAGTACAGGTAGTTTGCAAATACAGGACGGTGGTAATGAAAAATTCAGAGTAAGTGGAACAGGTACAAGTTTTAAAGATAGTATTTTTATCGCAAATGATAGTGACGCAATAAATCTTGGTGCTAGTAATGATTTACAAATTTATCACGATGGAACTAACAGTGTTATAGCTGCTGTTAATACAGGAGATTTACAAATTTTTTGTAATTCTGACGATATATTATTACAAGCAGTGGATAATATATTTATTAAACCGCAAAATGGCGAAAGTGGGATTACTGTCCTTGGTAATTCAGGTGTAGAGTTATTTTTTGATAATGTCAAAAAACTAAAAACAATATCAGAAGGTGTTAAGGTAACTGAACTACAGATAGCTCCGAGTGGTACAGAATCAGGTGCATTAGTGAATTTTGCTGGTGGTGGATGTTCAACAAATGCTGATAGTTATTCATATTTTCTTGAAAGGGCTACTGCTGGTTCAAATACTAATGCGTTTACGTTTAGAAGTGGTGCTTCACAAACTCATGTAGGAACTATTAATTTTAATAATACACAAACAATGTATAACACTACATCTGATTATAGATTGAAGGAAAATGCAGTAAGTATATCTGATGGTATTACTAGACTTAAAACATTAAAACCATATAGATTTAACTTTAAAGGAGAAACTGATATTGTTGATGGATTTTTTGCACATGAAGTCACACCAGCAGTTCCAGAAGCCATATCAGGTACTAAAGATGAAGTTGATTCTAAAGGCAACCCAGTATTACAAGGTATAGATCAAAGTAAACTTGTACCTTTGCTTGTAGCTGCTGTACAAGAATTGATTGGTCGTGTAGAAAAATTAGAAGCAGCGTAAGCCGTATTGCCGTTATACGTTCCAACAGCTACACTTTAAAATAATTACAAAATTTTTATGTCAAAATTATCTGACAGATGCGAAGAGCGTAAACAAGAAGCACAAGCTCTTGCTGATAAATTTAATGCTTTAAACGACCAGAGTAAAAAGTTAGAAACAGAAAAAGCACAAGTTCTTGAGCAGTTCAACATTAAAAATTCTCAATATGCAGAATTAGTTGCATTAGTACAAGAAGAAGAAGGAGCAAAAGAAACTACGAGCGAAGTCGTAGAATAAGGTTAAACTATTAATAAAAGCATTTTTTATCATGGCTATTACTTACACTTGGGAAATCAATGGCACTGCTTGTAAAAGAGATGTTGCTGATGGTTACTTTACAAATGTTGTCTATCGAGTAAAAGGAATGGACGGCACAGAAGAAAAAGCAAGACGTACAGGTGAAATAACTTTTACTAAGCCTGAAAAATTACCATCTGGTTTTATTGCTTTTGATTCAAGTAAACCAACTCCAACACAGGCAACAATGCTTACATGGGTAAAAGATGCTTTAGGTTCAACTGAAGTCGCTGCTATCGAAGCAAGTTTGAAAGCAGAAATAGATTTAATTAACACACCAGTACAAGCAACAGGTGTTGCCTTTTAATTATGGCAACTGTTACCTGGGCATTAGCTGACGTTGATTATGATATAGACGATGGCTTTTGTCATACCGCACATTGGACAGTAACTAGAGTTGATGGAGATTATTCTGCATCATCTTATGGAAGCTGTGCATTGACCAAACCAGAATCGTTAACAAGTAGAACTGATTTAAAAACAGCAGATATTATTGCTGATGTAAAAGCTGTTCTTGGAACGGATAGAGTCGATGAGATTTTATCTGGACTAACTTTAAAAATCAGTGAAGAAAAAACTCCTACGCAGGGAAGTTTCGTACCAGCTAGTTAGTTTTTACAGGAATATTTCTGTCGATAATTCCATACATGACATAAAGTGGTGCTAATCCTATAATCAGGAAAAGTACCATAAATGTTATTGGTACGCTTGCTTTAATTAGTGCTTCTCTTATCATGTTTCAAAAAATAGCTAATGTTTTAAGTATTATCTCATTTGTAATGGTAGCTTCTATGAGTGGTGGAACATACTTTGCATATAAATATGTAACATCAGAACAGTTTAAAGCAAAAGTGATGAATGAAATATTAGGTAATGTACAAGGCATGATGCCTAAGTTATTAGATCAAGGTTTGCCTAAAGTTACTGGTCCATCTATGCCAATTATCAAATGAATTGTTGGCATTGTAAAACTGAACTGATCTGGGGTGGTGATATTGATGTAGATGAGTCCATGCCAACTTATCCTGAGTATTCGGTTATGACTAATTTATCTTGCCCTAAATGTTTTTCAGAAGTAGAAGTATTGAAAAAAAGAGATGCCTACGATTGAAATACCTGATATTGAAATTCGTGAAATATATATCCCAGACGTTCCAGAAATATATACTCCTCATTATTTAAGTATTACAAAGCCACCTGATATTGATGTTCCTGGTTGTACCTATCAACATCGTGATATAAAAAATACTGGTAATCGTAATTTATTATTGGAAGATCCTAATGGTGTATATACAACGTGTGATTTTCCGTTTCCTAGTTTTGTACCTCTTGACTATACACCTGAGAATATGGTCATTACAGAAGAACCGCTTGTCGATAATGAAGCACCGCCCTTACCAGAAACAGAGCAGCCAAAGATTCCTGACTTACCTAAACCACCCCCACCAGATTTTCCTCCCTGCCCTGGTAAAACTGAACAAAGAGTAGGAGATTTTCGTAACGATAAACGATTGGAACGTGTTATAGGCCACGAAAGAAGCGAAGATGGTAGTAAATGTATAACTCTCTATGAAGACGTTGCGTTCATTGAGCAATACATACCTAGTCCTCCACAGCTTATTAGCACTGCTGCTATTGCTACTGTTGCTGCCACTACTCCACTACTGCTTAATATTGTCAAACCCTTA